TTTCATCCTCTGACATCAGAGAGAAATCGAATTGCGTTGCCATATGCTTTTCCTTTATCTTGTTTATTTTACGAGCATAATGACTATTTAGCTGTTGATATAGGCGTCCATTTTTTTGATAAAGGCGTCTATATTCTTCACGCGCTCGTCTCCGGGCCACTTAATGATGTCCTTGTCAGGGTTCTTCTTCAAGTTGGTAAGCAATGGTAGGATCATCTTTCTGAGACCTAACAGCTTCTCTTGCGCATTGCTGATCTGCTCATATTCTGTGGTCTTTAACTCTTCCTCAGTGGTAAAGCCAAAGTCAAAAGTAAAATCAAAGTCGTCTTCTGTACTCATAAAAAGAAATCCTCGAGTGTAGATGTTTTCTCTGTACGCCAGTTTATAAGGTCAGTTATAGATTTTAATGGCGACAAGAAACCTTTATTAAATTGCATGTCACGATCTATGTATTCGTTTATCCATTGGAATTCTTTTGGTAAATCGTCTGGCATTGCGATAACTGTATCAAGAATTGGGTTCTGCCTCTTTAGATATACGAACTTAATCTTATCACCATTCTGAATAGGCTGAAGATCTCTATAACCTTTAGTCTTGATAAGATTGTTATACAATAGAGAAGCTTTTACGTGAATAGGAGTACCAAGTTTATATCTGGCTCCACCCATAGAATACTTTTGCAAGTCTCTTACACCACGTGGAAATGCTATCTTATCATATGGCATCTTCATGAAGTCATCATGAAGAGTCATGACATATTGTTGTAGATCTTCCTCGGTTCCATCCATGACTATGTGGAGAGCTTCCATGATAGCTGTACGACATGCGATAGGAGTTGAAGACCTGACTGCTTCGATGCCTTGTAACTTCAGTTTAGGCTTCTCATACTGCACACCCTCTACGTTCCATGCGTTGAGGATGTACATCTTCTTTGCTTTCCAGATACCTTTGTTAGCGATAGTCTCTCGCTTCATCTGCATCTTCTGGCTATATGCATTCATCATTTTTGCCAGCTCTTCGAAGCATTCATCAAGATATGGCTGCACGGTCTTTTCACAATACCTATCAAGAGCAGCCACTGCTTTAATTTCATCTGCGCCGTTAGGTATAAAGCCACTCATGTCAACATAGATACTATCTGTATCTGATGCAATGACATAGTCAATATCTGCAACGTTATTATTATTCAGAGTTTTATTCATAAACGCGTTGATCTTTTTCTCGATCCAACGAATAGTTAACTGACCAGATGTAGTGATAGCCTCTGCGTTCTCGAAGCTAAACCATCTAAAGAACTCATTGGCTAACGCACCGTAAGCTGAGTTAAGCTGGATCTTCTTGGCAAGCTGCAGATTATGATATCGTGATATAAGCTTCTCGTCTTCGGAGTTCTTATTCTTCTCATACCTATGCTTTGCCTCAAGCATAAGCTTCTTATACTTGACACGATCATCATACATCTTTTCCATAAGTGCAGGAAAGAAACCTTGCTTGTCTTTAGTGTATACGCTGCCATTAGGACAATGTGCTAGGTCTGTATGATCTGCAATAAAGTTACCGGCCAATAGACCTTCAACACCCGGCATATCAACCTTACCGACATACGTCTCTGGGCTGATGTTGTATTGCATGATGAGATGCGGATATAGAGAATTCAAGTCGAACGATACGACCCACTTAGTCAGACCAAGCCGTGGATCCTTGACATATCCGCCGACGAGAGATGCGGGCATCTTGTTCTTATCTACTTGAGGTATGACGATACGTTTTTCAAGTAGATAGTTATGGATAATGATATCCCACGGTAGAACAGTAGATTGAACGTCTGGATAGTTGACCTTAGCATTGTATGCCATCGCCAATATCTGCTCAACGAACTTCATCTTGTCATCGATCTTATCGACGAGCTCAACGTCTCGAATATTATACTCGATAAACTTTTGATGGTTGTTCTTGTATAGTTCTAGCAAAGAACCATGCTCAGAGTAGTCTAACTTCTTCTCGCCCGTAGTTTTCTCAGCGATGTAGTCAAGCTTATAAGATGACTCATTACCAAATGAGAACTTACGATATATCTGCATGTAGTCGAGAACAGCGATGCCGATAGGCCAATAACTCTGCTGTTCTTTGTCTCTAAAATTAACACGCTTCTCGTCTAACATCTTCCATGGTGATAGGCGAGCTGCCTCTTGCATAGAGAATAGATTACGAATACGATTAACAATGTAGGGAATGTCAAAGAACTCTATGTTCCAGCCGGAGATGATATCAACATCTAGCTTCTCCCAGCAATCTAAGAATTGCTTTAGGATCTCTCGCTCGTCGGCACACTTTACGTAATAAGTGTTAGGATCATCGCTAGTAAAGTCACCACAACCAAATGCATAGTTGCGTCCAAGACACCTAACAGAAATAGCGGTAATTGGTTTATCCGCTGCTTCAATGTTTGGAAAACCTTCATCAGAAGCGCACTCTATATCAACTATGCCAACCTTGATGATTTTAGGATCGTAGTCGATATCACCTTTGAATGTGTCGAAGATGTATAGATATGACCAGCGATCTAATCCATAATAATTGAAGTTCGACACATCTGAGTACTTGCCGATAAACTCGCGAGCCTCATAGATAGTGTCGAACTCCATTTTACCAACAGGTCTACCATCGAGTGTACGATAGTCGCCTTTAGCAGCCGGTACAAACATATACGGTTTATAGCTTACAATGTTTTTAGTTCTAATACCTTTATCATAACCACGAACGTAGATCTTATTACCACGCTGAAACACGTTTGTATAGAACTTTGACATTGAACCTCCGTAAGTGCGACCGGCCATATGACCCACAGTGCGCTAATAATATATTATAACACATATTCATTAATTGTACACAGTTTATCCAACAATTGCAGCTTGGAAGTGCATACCATCTGGTCTTGTCTTCCAGTCGCCGCCCCACTGCCAGCCTTCAGCTTTAAACGCTTTAACGACTGGATGGTCGTCTGTGAAACTATCTGGATGTGCACCTGGTTTCCATCCGAGCTGGTTCTCAGGAGCATTAATGTCGATAGCAAGACCATACGCATGCATCGATAGATTTCTACCACCACGCATGTTACGAACTGCAAATGCACCGGAGAATACGTCGACACCGGCGCGCTTAATTGCAAGCTTATCTTTGCCATAGTGTTCCCAAATAGCATTAAGAACTCTTGTCAGAGACTCTGCAGCAATCTTGTTGATAGTAATCTTTTTAATTGGAATGTCGCCCATCCACATTGGGAATGGCGGTGTAATAGTAGTTAGGTTCTTGCTGAAGCCAGGAGCTGTTGGGTTGCCTAACTTAGCAAGACACTGTGATTGTTTAGGCCAATTATTTGCCATTATAACCTCCAATAGAAAGAGAGGGCTTGATGCCCTCTCCCCTATTTAGTCAGTCAATGTCAACCTTTTTCGCTTTTTTCTCATCAGGTATCACATTCTCTAAGAAAATCTTGAGAACACCATTGATATATTGCGCATTCTTCACTTCCACGGTATCATTCAGCGTAAAACTACGAGTGAAGAAGCGATCAGCAATCCCTTTATAAAGATACTCAATGGGATTGTCGATAGGGTTAAGCTCAGCGGCGGATGCTCCACCTTTAATAACGAGAGTATTATTTGCGAGCTCAATGTCGATATTCTGTTTAGCTAGTCCGGCCACTGCGAGTTCGATGGCATATGTGTTTTCGCCAGTCTTTACGATATTGTAGGGAGGCCATTGGCTTGCAGCCTTCGTGTACTTTTGAGCTGCGTCATTGAGGTGGTCAAATACTCGGTCGAAGCCAACGAAGTGCTTGCTCCAGTCCGGAACCATGTCGTGCGTATATTTCATGTCTTTCTCCTAATAAGCGAGATGTTTTCACGTGTACCTCCTAAGAGCGTACCATACTAATATAATACATATTTAGCCAAATGTACATAGGCGGAGACTATTTTTGTAGCCTCCGCCCATATTTTTTTTAGTTAGTAAGAAGAGCAACTCCTTCTTTACCAACTAATGCATGAACACGGCCGAGGATCTGCAGCACTACACCGAAGACACCAAGAGCCATCCAACCGAAGAACACGAAGCCCCAATGCAACGGAGCAACGAACAGCTCTTCCATGAACCAGAACGTATGACCCCACTCGTTGAGACCAACGTTAGGGATAATCATGAATGGGCTAATGGCGACGATCAGGAATGCAAGACTATATCCATTAGCAAAGTAAGGGATACGGGTGCGAGCATAGAAGAATGCACCGACTGCAATCACGCTGTAGATTGGATATGACATATAGAACTCGATGATATGACTTGGAGTAAAGTCAGTGTCACGAATAACAGTCATATGCCAAGTGCCGTCCTGCTCAGTAAAGAACGAAGCGCCCCAGTAAATGGCAATGCCATATACCACGAGCCACTGAACCAGCGTCACAATACGGCGCATCTCTTCACGTGGAGAGACATTAGCAAGGTCACGATCACGTGTCTTCCACAAATAGCCTGCAAGCCCAAGGCCAGAGACCAGTTCTAGTGGAATTTCAGTCCAAAGGATTGACATCCAATATGTCTGAAACTCTGGAGCAAACGAGTCAAGACCCGCTCTCCAACCATACACTTGTTCATAGATTCTTACGATTAGATAGAAAACGTTTAGACAACCAAGACCAATCCACATGCCTCGAAGGTCTACAACATCTGTCTTTGCAGCAACTGCTACATTTGATACTGAGCTCATATATTATTCTCCATGGAAAGTATCGAGTGGCTAATTTATGTAACTCCCTGTTCCACTCTTAAGGTTATTTTATAATACTATAAGAGATTTTAATATATGGTTCTCCGCCATTGAATGTTTATTTTCCGCCATTTACAAAATCTTTTTTGTGATGTACCACATTTTTCTGTAATGCGTTATGATGTTAGGATGTGGCTTTAGCTCTTCATTCCACGAATAAACGTGACGAATAAACGTATCAGCATCTATAAGACCTTTTGAGTTCTCTACTGGAATTATATAATAATTATATCCTAAGCTATCAAGATGCTCTTCAACTTCTTTCTGTGTAAAGCTTGCAGCCAAACACTTGTATGATCCGTAGACTTTATGATAAGTATTGTTATAGTAATCTTCATTAGGCTTTATGACAGTTTCTAATATCATGTTGTCTGTATAAGCAAAGCAATTTGCTATATCTTCTTTCCAATGTTCAAGATGATAAAGCAATCCTAAATGAAGTATTAGATCTACTTTTTCGTTATATACCCATGGTGTGTTGTTATTAATAAAACACGTTTTTGGTTTAAAATCGTACTTGCTAACAAGATCTTCAGTTATTTCCTTAAGCCTATCTTCTCGAGCATCGCTGAACGTTACGTCAGCTCCAAGCTTAAGCAGAGCCGTTCCTATATCACCGTGCGCACAACCAAGTTCTAATATCTTCTTTTGCCAAAACCAATCTTTACCATACCAGTCGGTAATAGCTTTAATACGTTTATTGGCCCAATCTTCATAAAACAAATGTTTCATTAATGTAATACTTTTCCTAACGTCTCTTCAGCGGCAACGATGATAACCATCTGCTCTCTGTCTAAGAAGAACAGTGGAGTCATATCTGCCTTATAATATTCTTCTGCTTCTTCTAATATAGTGTTGTAGCTGTTTGGTTCATCAGGATACATCTCATTAAGATATTCAGCAGCTTGTCTTACAACGTACTCAGGTATTGTCACTACGTTTGTTAAGCTTATCTTTTTTAACCCTCCAGAGCTTGGCGATTTCGTTGATATACCCTTGAGTGTACTCGCTGAAGAGTCTGGTAGACCAGACAGTGACGGTGAACGCTCCTTTGTACGCTTCGAACCAGGGGTTGCTGCAGAAGATGCTTTTCTCGGTCTTTTTACGCTTGGAGGGTTTTTTTTCGAAGAGTCTTTTGTCACGTATTTGTCCTTCCAGATATTTTACTGTGTTTAAAACACTTTGCTCCAAGCGATCAAGTTCTGTATCGTTCTTTAATAGTATGCGATGACGCTTGATTATCTTCAAGCGTCGCTTGGCAATGTGATATTGTTCCAGAAGAATTTGATCTAGTTCTTCCATTTTTTCTTTATTTTATATATAGCGTATCTAATATAGCCAACAGTCAAGTGATAGTAGTCGACTAAGTCACGATCTCTCTTATTGAGCTTCAGTTTCATGATCTTATTCTCTTCTTCCAGCGCAGCAAGAAGATATGCAGCCTTGCGAGGAACAGAATAACAGTGAACGTTATTGGCTTTCTCGACCCAGTCAGCGAGCTTATGTAGCTCTTCTATGATCTCAATATACTGGCTCATGTACTATATTTCCATCCTTATCAACTTCAACTCCAGCACGAACTGTTAATTCCTGCTCTTTTAATATCTTAATATATTGCAACTTCAGCTCTAGTATATTATCTCTATTAACTTCCTTGTCCTTCACGTACTCAGAGAATTGCCTATTGAATTCTGCCTGAGTAATAGAGTTCATAGGTCAGCATTCATCATAGTATCACTGCCTTTTCTGATACGCTCTACTAAGAACTGCGTCTTAGGTGCAATACGGTCCATAAAATATTGTGCCGTGTTATGTTTATCTTTGTCATCAGTTGCTAGACAGATCTTGATATGTGCAAGACCCAACAACACGATACCAAATATCTCCATATAATCGTATGCAGCAGAACCAGCATTGTTTGGGTTCTTCATGGCGTTGCCGACCAGCCATTCTGTTGCCTGCTTTAAGTTGTCTAGTGATGCTGTCATCGGCTGAACGATAGGATTGATACCCTTCTCATACGCACCGGTTAAGAAAGCTGCATTGTCTTTTAAGAAATTCCTGATGGCCCGCCCCATGTTCTTAGGAAGTTTACGACCAACAAGATCCATTGCCTGTATCCCGTTGGCGCCTTCATATATCTGCGATATGCGAACATCCCTAACGATCTGTTCCATACCGTGATCTTTAATATAGCCGTGACCACCAAAGACCTGCTGCGCTTTAACGGCATTCTCAAACCCATAGTCAGTGAACATTCCTTTCAATACAGGTGTAATTAGTCCTAATCTTTCTTGTGCATCTTCTGAATGATCGTCGACGAGTATTGCTGCCTCGTAGATGGCGAGTCGTGCTGCTTCATTGAAAGATCGTATATCGAGAAGCATACGACGAACATCAGGATGGTTGATAATAGCCACAGAGGGGCCTTTAGGATCAGTGATTCTAGAGCTCTGAATGCGCTCTCTAGCATATTCCAAAGCATTTTGATAAGCAAGCTCCGATTGTCCGAGTGCTTGAATAGCACAGTTAATACGCTCCTCGTTCATCATGTGGAACATGACGTTGAGGCCTTTACCACGTTCACCCAATAGATAACCAACAGCGCCATCATAGTTCATGACACATGCAGGTGATCCTTTAATACCCATCTTGTGTTCGATAGAGCTGCAGTGTAGATAATTTGCTATACCGTTTGGAAATAGTTTAGGAACAATAAACAAGCTAATGCCTTTTGTTCCTTCAGGATCGCCTTCAGCTCTTGCTAGCACAAGATGAATAATGTTTTTAGAAAGATCATGTTCTCCACAAGAGATGAATATCTTTTGACCTGATATTTTATATGTTCTATCCTCAATATGTTTTGCTTTTGTCTTTAACATTCCTAAATCAGTTCCACAGTGTGGCTCTGTTAGGTTCATAGTGCCTGTCCATTCACCAGACGCCATCTTAGGAATATAGAAATCTTTTTGTTCTTGTGTACCTGCTTCTAGAATAGCAGTTATAGCGCCTTTAGTGATGCCAGGAAATAAGCTGAATGCCATATTGCCTGAACATACGAACTCATTGATAGCAGAGAATAGAAGATTAGAAAGCCCTTGGCCACCGTACTCTTCAGGAATACTTAGAGCACCCCAACCACCCTTTGAGAACTCTTCATACGCTTTGTGGAATGTGCCAGGTACTAGTATATCGCTGAATACGCCACGCTCGCAACCATGGTCACCGTCTGCGTTAGTAGGGAATATAACCTCTTCGCAGAGCTTCGCAGCCTCAGCGATGATAGGCTCCGTAAGCTCGTTATCAAACTTTAATACGTCTCTTAGCAAGAACAATGCACTGTCTGCTGGGGCTGCGTACTTCATGTTCGTCTCCACTTTCTGTTCCCGACAATTAAGGCATCTAATGATGACTTACTGTATAACTCTATAGCGTCTGATGCTTGTCCACATATTGGTCTTCCGGCTACGTTAAGGCTAGTATTAAGAAGCACTGGGCAACCAGTCATTTTATAAAATTCTTGCAATAGTTTTTTAAATATCGTATTATTATCCACAACTTGTATTCTGCATGTATTATCTATATGCGTTACAGCCGGCAGATACTTTTTTACTTGAGCGGTATAAAGCATGTAGTCATCTATGTCCGTATCAAAATATTCTAAGGCATGCTCTTTTAATACCGAAGCTCCGAACGGCCTGTAATTCTCTCTTTTCTTTATCCTATTAATTATATCTTTACCATTTTTAATTCTTGGATCCATTAGAATAGATCTGTTACCTAGAGCTCTTGGGCCTATCTCGCCGTTGCCTTGGTACCACCCAACCGTCTTTCCTTCAGCAAGAAGATTAGCAGCATGCATTATTGTTTCTTCTGACGGAAGCTCTGCGCTCTCATCACTTTGCACGTATGGAAATCCGTTTATCTCAAATGGCTGAAGCTTATATATTCTTCTTAAAAGCTCTATGCCGCCTAGGCTCAGACCTTCGTCTGCCGAATGTGGAGGTATGATAATGTTGCTAAATCTTTTTCGAATAGCGGTGTTCCACAAAACATTTTGAGCTACTCCACCGGTATACATTATGGTTTCTTCTTCGCTAGCATGCTTAGCAAACAGATAAAGCAAGTATTCTTGTATCCTCAGATGCACAGTGGCTGGATAGTCAAAATATTTAGTTTGGCATATATCTCTAATAGTATTGTAACTACGAAGCTCTCTAAGTATATCTTCATTTATATTATCATACGACTGATGAGCCATAAGTTTGCCAGCAATATCGAGCGGATGACCAAGTATCTTGTGATGCTCTCCCATGAGTATATAGTGATTGCCTATAGAATCTTCTATAGAACCATCCTCCATTACCGTGTCGCCACGATATATCCTGTACGATCTATCTCTGTCTCCCATTCCGTCTATCACTATTGATACATCAGGTGATCTATGAAGCATCCATCCCGAAAGGGAATGAGCGTAGTAGTGTCCTATTATCCATAGATCATGTGCTTTTAAAGCATCACATATATCTTGAGGTGCCTTGATATAGTTTAGTTCTCCACTAAAGAGCTTATTCAGTTGTTCTTTAGTGGAGCTTGAGCAAATATCATATATCTTGTTATGAATAAAATAATTATATATGGCAGAAAGATTTCCTCGATTGCCTTGCCCGCAATCCGGAGGCACGAGCTGAAAATCCATAACCATAGCGTCATAATCTAAGCCTTTTATATCTTTATGCCAGTCAAGAGAATAGTATCTTTTTAACTGCTTTTCTCTCTCAGGCTTATAATAACTTACTTTATTTCCATCAAAGTAAGTAAAGTTAGAGTCATGCGCAGAGAGAGCTACAGAAAGAAGCTTCATATTATTTTAAGCCAAAAGCTTCCTTGATAAGGATATTAACTTCATCAAAAAGCTCGTTAACTTTTTCATCGCTGATTTCAGGCAGCACTTCTTTGATCTTAGCTTTTGTTTTTACTTCTAACTCTTCTGTAATAAGTTTCATTGTTCTTTCTCCTTACATGCCGAACTGTGCTTTAACAGCGGCAACTGCTGCTTCGAACGCAGCATCTAGTTGAGCTTCGGTTGCTTCTGGAATGTGCTCTTTCATTACGGCAAGAGCGGCTTCTTTGGTCTCTGGTCTAATCTCGAACATGTGGTTTCTCCTATAAATATCCTAAAGTGGAGGACAGAATGAATATATTGTTAGCTCTAATCACCTCGGGTTCGATAAGGTATATATTATTCTCAGCACTAATACTTATCGGTGGCCTGTTCGGTTGGTACAAATATTCTATAGCTATCCATGACGCCAGAACTCAAGCACAGAACGAATATAACATAAAGCAGCTTGAGCAGACGGTTAAGGATAAAGATACTTATATAAAACAGCTGGAAGAGATAAGCAAGTCGAAGAGCGCTATAGTGGCTGACTTGTATAGACAAAAAGATGATCTTAATGAGAAGATCAAGAACATAGAGATTGAGATGGCAAAAGACGCTGATAGAGAGTCGTCAGCTGTCCTTAAGGATGTCTTTAGGCAACTCGGAGATATGCAATGAAGAAATTACTGTTACTGAGTACGCTGCTCTTGGCATCCTGTAACGAGACGCAGGTAATCCAGTCATCGAAGTGGATGGTAGTTCATCCATCTGAGGCCCAATACTATTGTCCTGTTCTGAAGCAGTTTCCGAAGTGGCAAACTCTGACGGATAAGCAGGTGGCCAGTACTGTGTTGACACTTTATAAGAATAATATTACGTGCAAAAGCTCTATTGAGAGCATACGTAAATTCCTGAATGAAGCAGAAAAAAAGACCCAGTGATTAGCTGGGTCTCTCGTTATTAGGCGCCTTCTTTTGCGTCTTTAACAGTAGTAAGCTGAGTGATAGCTCTCATGACTGCCATCACCACCGCTGCCAATAGGCCAGCAAGTGGAATGATGTATGCCTGAGGAACACCCCATGCCATGAGCAGATGAGCCCAGTCGATACCAGCGACCCAAGTCGTCAAAGCAGGAAGAACACCCATCAAGAATGCTATCAAATAAGTTTTTAGGCCTTGCATGATAATCTCCTTTCGAAAAGATGTCCATGCGGACAGACTTATTTATTATACGCAGTGGCGCACTTGACATACATTAACGAGAGACGCCACTTCATAAGATGATACGCTCATATCATTTGCTTGTACAGTACTGATGGCTGCACTATAAAAGAACAATGTAGTGCATAATATGCCAAGCGCAATTGTTAGCTTTCCAATATCGTGCATCATTACCATTCTCCCGTGTTAGGAGTCATCAGTGATAACAGAGCAATATGCTCCAACTCTTCGTCCGACAAATCTTCAAGATAGTCGAACAGTCTTGCTTCTTCGGCGGTCATCTCAGTAGTCCTTTCCAGCATAGAAGCGCTCTCCACGAGCAGACATTGCAGGAGTATATGATTTGAAATATACTGTGTCACCAAGGTTCTCGTGGTTGCTGGTTACGTTAGCAGCAACTGGAATATAGATGTCACGCTCCATTGCTTTTGCTGGGGTGAAGGTAGAGGCGATAGCAAATGCTGCTGAAGCCGTGAAGAGTGCGATTACTGCGCTTGAGAGGAAAGATGTTTTCATTGTGCTATCTCCTATTTGAGTTAAATGTTTCATAGAACGATCGTTGCCTGTTGTCATTCTATGTATAACATTATAGCACATTTTTGAGGTTCCAGATGTGTTCTGGAGTACATCACGAACGCGGTTTTGGCTCCTTCGTGTTAGGTAGGGCACATTTGCTATGCCCATAGGCCTCGATAGTACTTGCCAAATAGACGGAAGCCGTTGTCAATTCTTGCATTGTACTCTTTCAGACCCTCGTGGTCGACCCAATAGTCAGGGTTGGTCTGCTTCATCTCCGAGTATTCTGTGCCCGGAATATCTTCCCAATGGATACGTGGTTCGCCGTGATAGAACCGATCTTCTCCACTGTCGTCAAGCTCCTGCTCGAATGCCCAGATCATCTCGTTAAGTACCCACTCCCACTTGTAGTGTACCCAGTTATCGTAGTTGTCTGAGTCTGTGCTGTGGCGCATGTGCGGTGGAACATCATCGCCATCGACCATAGGAGAACCGTGCTTAGTCTCCTTTAACTGCTTTAGCATCGGAAGTATAATATGTGCGAGCGTATTGTCCATAGACCACGTGTCATACGGATCGATGCGAACCTTGATCTTGCGTTCTTTCTTTGTTTGTAGCCACTCGCACAAGTCATTTACCCATGTCTTGGCAAGCCAGTCGCCGATCTTTTCTGATGTATCTTCGCTGATAAATGGAATAGTGTCGGCCAGTTGATACGGGCCGATCCACTTGACGTACTTGCCGATAAAGACCTTCATTGCTTCTCCAGATCTGAGATAGTGCAGTTAAGATTGTGTATCTCTTTTTCAAGAGACTCTACTAATCCTAGTAGACGTATTATCTCTTCTTGATTAGTATGACACGTTGCTTGAAGCTGCAGGATGTACTCATCGTTTGCTTCTAATTCGTCTGCAGCCTCTCGCATTATTGCACATTCTGGCGGCCATACGCCGTAGTCGTCTTCTATTACTTCGAGGTTTGTCTGTCTCAGTCTTGCTATTAGGTCTGACATCTTTCTTCCTCATGTTCCTGTTAGTTCTCTTTATCAGCGATGAATAGGACCAGTAATACACGAACTGCTCATTAAACGGCCTGAGCCAAACGCAGTCTAATGCTCTCCTCATTACCATGTCGTCTATGTCACTCATCAGTTCCTCCAAACATCATACATCGTGAAAATAAGAGCACCAACAAAGGACATTG